GCGCTCGCCGCCCAGAGGACGATGATGAGGACGAGCGCCAGTTCAACGAGGTGGACATTCGCAACTGGTGGCGCAGCGCGTTGAACTGGAGGCGCTCCCGTAGTGGCCTGCTGGTGCCGGCATGAGTAGCTGGCTGATTATTCAGAAGTGGTTTGACCGCTTCCTCGATCCGCCAGCGGGCGCCGGGAGCATCACCGGCACCGGCTCCGTTACCGAGCAGCATGACGTTGCCGCCGGCACGGGTGTCATTACGATCACCGGCTCGGGCGCGGTGGTCGAGCAGCATGATGTCGCCGCGGGCTCGGGCACCATCACGGTTGCCGGCGCGGCAGCGGTCACTGAACAGCACGATACTGCCGCCGGCACGGGCACGGTGCAGCACGTCGCTGTTGGCGCCGTCACCGAGCAGGACGACACCGCCGCCGGCACGGGCACCATCACGGTCACGGGTGCCGGTGCCGTTACCGAGCAGCCGGACGACGCCACCGGCACGGGCACGGTCACGGGTGGCGAGATCACCGGCACGGGCGCCGTCACTGAACAGCCGGACGACGCCACTGGAGCCGGCACCGTTACCGTAACCGGCTCGGGTGCCGTTACCGAGCAGCACGATACCGCGGCCGGGACAGGGTTGCTGGGCGCAAGCGGCACGGGCGCGGTAGTTGAGCAGCCCGATGTCGCCGCGGGCAGCGGCACGGTCGCTGATGCGGTCGTCACCGGCATCGGTGCCGTGATCGAGCAGGGCGACGTGGCGAATGGTGTCGGCTTCGTCGGCACGACAGAGGTCAACGACGGAGCCCGCTACGTCCGCCGCCCGCAGCCCCCGAGGCGGGATGAGCAGCAGATTATCCTGCCGCCGGCAGCGGAACCGGCTCCCGGGCCCGGTGAGCCTGATCTCCCCGAGGCGTTCGCCTACCTTCGCACCGCCGCGCTACCGGGTGAGATCTCGCGCGAGCTGGCGGCCGAGGATAGGCGCCAAGCCGCGATCGAGGCGCTCGTCGCAAAACGGCGATTGATCGCCCGCAACAATGCGGCCATAATGCTGCTACTTTCATAGGAGATCCCCTTCATGTCTGCACTGATGCGCGCCCTGCTCTACCCGTATATGGCCCCCGAGGACGACGGCAAGGCCGCGTCTGGGGGCTCAGGTGGGGGTAAGGCCGTCGAGTCCTCAGAAGACGCCACAAAGGCCGGCGACGAGGCAGATCAGGGCGCAGCTCAGGATCAGGCGGATCTTGCTGAAGCCGGGGAAAAAACCAAGGAGTTGACCCCGGCCGAGCTCGACGCCGGCATGGCAGAGGCGATCGGGAAAGGGCTGAAGGAGAAGGCCGAGACGCCGGCCGGGGAGAAGAAGACTGCCGCGCCCGCCGCTGGGGAGAAGCCGGGGGCGCCCGATCCCAAAGCCGCCGCGGCTGCCAAGAGTGCCGTGGACGCAGAAGCAAAAGCCGCGGCGGAAGCGAAAACGGCCGCCGATGCGAAAGCGGCGAAGGACAAGGAAGACGCCGCGCTGAAGGGCAAGAAGGTCGATGACCTTCAGTTGACCCCGGAAATGAAGAAGGCGCTCGGCAAGGAAGCGCAGCAGCGATTCCACGAGCTGCACGTGATAGGCAAGCGGCTGGAGGCGACGGTCGAGAAGTTGACGACCGAGAACAAGGCCGTTATCGAAGCGCGTGATACGATCATGGACGTGCTTGAATCGCACAAGGTCGAGGGCGGGCGCGATCTTCAGCCGCTTCTCGAATACAACCTCGCGGTCAAGGACGGCCGTTTCGAGGATGCGCTGAAGATCGTTGACACGCAGCGCGCAATGCTCCTGACGCAGCTCGGGCGCGAAGCCGATGGTGTGGATCTCCTCAAGGAGTTCCCCGACCTTTCCAAGCGGGTCGAGGACATGAACCTCAATCGCGCCGATGCGCTCGAAATCGCTCAGACGCGCAGGCGCGAGGCGGCCCGGCAGCAGCAGGATCAGCAGCGCGGTCAACAGCAGCAAAACGCGCAGCAACAGCAGCAGGTGCGCGAGGAGGCGTTGACCGCGATCGAGAAGTGGAGCAATGCCATCGCCAAGACCGATATTGACTATAAGGCGAAAGAAGCTAAAATCATGGCAAAGCGGGGCGATAAGCCGTCCCTGATGGACGAGATCCTCAAGGACTATCCGCCCCGCTTGTGGTTGCCGACGTTTCAACGGATCTACGAGACGATCGAGAGCGTGAAAGCGCCGGCAACCGTGAGCAACGAGTCTCGGCCGCTTCGCCCGAACGGGGCTAAAGGCGGTGCCAAGGAGCCCGGCACTATGGAGCAGGCCATCGCTCAGGGGCTCCAGCTAGAGAACGCAGACCTTCGGCAGTAGCGCCGCTTCGCCAGCGGCAGGCAGTAGGCGGGTTCGCCACCGCGAGGACTGTAATCGTGCTTCGTCCAGCACTGATGCACGTTTTCGCGAGGCGACACCATGCCCTTCACCACCCAAGAGATTTCCGACGCGGGAAAAATCGGGCTCGATTTTTACCTGAAAAATAACCCCGTCGACCAGATCGCCGTCGAGCGCCCCTTCTACAAGGCGCTGAACGGCCGCAAGAGCTCGGCACCCGGAGCAAAGCAATACATCGTCGAGCAACTCCGCTTCCGGTATCAATCCAATTTCCAGTGGTTCAACGGCTCGCAGGTGGTCACTTACAACCGCCGGCAGTCGATCGAGCAGGCCAATTATGCGTGGCGCTCCGCGCACGACGGCTTTGCGCTCGACGAGGATCGCATGATCCAGAACGGGATCTCTGTCGATGACAGCGGCCCCGGCGGCACCGCCAGCGGCGCCGAGGTGATTCAACTCACCAATCTGCTGAAAGAGCAGACCGAGATCCTGCGGCTGGGCTTCCAAGAGAAATTCTCCCACGCGCAGCACTTGGACGGCTCGCAGTCGGCGGATGCAATCACCGGGGTCGACGCCCTGATTTCACTTACCCCGACCACGGGCACCGTGGGCGGCATAGACCGCGCGGTAGCGGCCAATGCCTACTGGCGCAATTACGCCATCACCGGCCTCACCGTCACCACCACCACCGGCAACGTGCTCGACTTCATGGAAGTCGCGTGGCGCGCGTGCGTTCGCAACGGCGGGCGTCCGAACTACATGGAAGCGGGCTCGGATTTCATCGACGGTTTCCGTAACTTCATGGTGAAGAGCTACGGGCGGGTCGACTACGAAGGCGTCGGCATCTTTAAGGATGTCAAGGCGGGCACCGAAATGCTTTCCTTCCACGGGGTTCCGATCGTGTGGAACCCGGAGTTCGACGACCTGCAAGATCTCTACGCGCCGGGCACGAGCTGGAAAAAGCGGCTCTACATCGACAACCTCAACCACATCAAACTGCGCCCGATCTCGGGACAGGATATGGTCACACGCAAGCCCCCGCGTGCGTATGACAAATACGAATGGTATTGGGGCCTGACGTGGCGTGGCGGCGTCACGATGAACCGCTCCAACGCGAACGCGGTTCTCGCGATCGCCTGATCGAGGCGAGGTTCAAGAAGGCCCCCTGAGCACCCGCTCGCGGGGCCTTTTTCTTCGTCGCCTTACCAACCGCAAAGGAGCCGAACATGCACGTCCTCGTTAGGAGAAATTCAGCCACTTCCACACCTGTCGACTGCGGTGAAGGTGCCGCAGCCGCCGCGAAGATCGCCGAGCTGAAGGGCGTTCATGGCGCGGATAACGTCGTGAACGTGGACGGCAGCGCTATCGTCGCTACTCCCGTGGAGAAGAAGGGAAAGGCATCGAAAAAAGGGAAGAGCGCCCGCAAGGGCAAGAAGTAACGAACGCGCCAACGCGCAAAAGGAAACACGATGAGCTATCGGATCATGGCAACAATCCGCCGCGGCATGACGGATGCAACCGCGGTGTGCGTCTTCCCGTGGGAACTGGCGTTGATGGAGGAAGTGCATACCGGAGCCAATGCAAGCGAGGTGTCTATCGAGGAAATGAGTTCGCTCAAGGGCTCGGTATCGGTGAAGCCGGTGAAGCTGAAGACCGAGCGCCAGCAGGTTGCGGACAAGGCGCTGTCGCTCGAAGAGCAGCTCCGCGCGATGTGCCGGGTCGATGCCGAGGACGACCCGAAACTCGATCTCGATACCGAATACCACCGGCTCGCGGAAAAATACGGGATGCACCCCGAGGTGAATCAGCCGGTGGTAAAGGTGGTCTACGGCACCCCGGCGCAGTTCAGGCTCGCGGTGAAACCTTTCCTCGGCTCGAAGCCGCCCAAGGGCGACATCGAGGAAACCCGTGCGGCCCGGGAGGAGCAACCAGCCCCCGAGGACGAAGAGAAGCCGATCGCTGAAATGACGAAGGCCGAGCTGCAAGCGCGCCTGAAAAAGGAGAAGGTCGACTACCCGAAGGGCGCGAGCCTCGAAACCCTGCGCGATCTCCTTGAAACCGCCACCGCGTAATGGCCTACGAGACTCTTGAATCACTCCGCGCGGAGCTCCGAACCCGGCTCGGATACTCTTCCGCCGGGCCGTCCGCGGGCGTGATTCAGGAGAATCTCAACTCGTTTCTCAAGCGCGGGCAGGAGATCCTCTATGAGACCCATGATTGGGTGCGGCTGCGGAAATACGAGGATAAATCGGTCGGGGTGAATCAATACCTCGTCGACTATCCCGCGACCGCGAACCCCGAGCGCATCAAGGCAATCTCCATCCTCGACGGAACGGTGTGGAGCCCGCCGCTGCCGAAAGGCATCAGGCCGCAGCTCTACACCACCCAAGCCAACACCTCCCGGCCGGCGCGCTGGGAGCCCTACGAGCAGATCGAACTGTGGCCGAAAGCGGACAAGATCTACACCGCGCGTATTTTCTTCATCAAGCTCCTTGAGCGCTTTGAGCAGGATGGCGATGTCACGAGCATCGACGGTGGTCTCGTGTTCACGATCGCTCTCGGCAACGCGAAGGCGCACTACCGGCACCCCGATGCCGAGCTCTACGTTGGCGAGCGCGATGCTCTGCTTACCCGGTTGAAGTCGAAGAGCTGGGGGCGCGATGTCTTCAGCCCCAACGATTACGTCGAGGAAGCCGCGCTCCCGAAACCTGTTGTTATATGAAGAGGTGAATCATGGACGTTAGAGAAGCAGGAAGGCCGGTAAACCGCACCGCGACAGGCGACATCGTTGCGGCGACTGCAAGCCCTGCCCCGCCGGCAGCCGGGCACATGATCGGTTTCTATGTCAACTCGACCACCGCGCTGACGCTCATCTTCCGTGATGGAGGTGCCGGCGGCACGGTGTTGAACGGCGCCATTACTCCCGCCG